TCAAACACTGTTTGAAGTTTAGTTCGAATAATCTTATTACTAAAACTATTACGCAATCCTTGATGCAGTGGCTTGGGAGTATTATCAACAGTACTCCATGCCCATCCATTATGTTCGTTACTTAATGTAGGCACAAATTCATTTTCAACAACACACAAATATGTATGAAAACTGAATACTGTATCGTTTGATACAAATGTTTCTAATGGAATTGTTTTTAAAATTGTAGGAAGAAATCCTATTTCTTCAGTAACTTCTCGTTGCAATCCTTGCCACGGAGTTTCGCCTGTAATATTAGTACCACCAACTAATCCCCAAGTGCCTTTATGTTTTCCTTGAGCTTTTTGTAGAAGTAAAAATCTGCCAGTAGATTTTGCGTAGAACAATGCTCCACTACAAACAATACGATCTTTTACAGCACTAGTCTCCAATATCCTACTCCGTATTCACCTTCAAAACTCTTAACCCATGAAACACCGTTCCACTTATATTGAATTTGTTTACCATTGTATATATTAGTTTGATAGATTAGATTGTCAGTATTCTGAGCGGCATCAAATATTATATGCCATGCAGTACCTTGCCATTCAATAATGTCATTTGCCTTTGCAATAAAGTTAGTACCGTTTGAATTTTTCCATCCATCAGGGCCATCAATATTACTTAAATTACCTATATCTTCAATAATTAAAAATCTATCCCCTGCAACTACATTAGACATGCCGTTACCTGGATATACTTTAGACGGATCTATAATGGCATCAAATGTACCAGTACTTCTGCCACCACCTGCTTGACGACTGCCATCTGTATTAATATAATCATTAGCAGGATAAGTTGCTGAATCCCAATTAACTGTTAAAATTGTACTATCCATAGGATTTATTGCAACTGTACCTGTTACTTCACTACCGTCAGATTGAAGAACATATAATTTACTTGCACCAGCAATAAACTTTCCAGGATATGAATTTAAAACTGCATGCCAATCAATAGGTATACCTTGTTTAATTGCAAGATCAATACCGGGTTCTCTAGGAATAGCATCCTCACTTGGTCCTAATATTACAGCATCACCGTTATAAATTAAAATTTTATAATCAGTAATTGTAGTATGTTGCTCAGACAATAATGTTGACAAAGAAATTGTACTGTCGGCAAGATCTTGCCCAAGCCCTTCAATATATCCACTTGGACTAGCACTACTCCCCTCAAACATACTAGTAATAATATGTGTAATTACACCAAGATGTTTAACTTTAGCAGGAGGACTAATCCAAATAGGCGTACTTAAACTAAGACTAGAAATTTCAATACCAGTTTGGGTCCCCATAGGCACTTGTCGGCTTGACCAAGTAACAGTATCAAGATTTAAAACAGTTAAACTTGTCCAATCAACAAAATTATCATTTGTTTGCAATTCTAAACTTGGATTAAACAAGACTAAAATTTGTTCAAGTATTTGTAATTTTTGATCAGTATTTGCACTCCATATATCTACTTTTAATTTTAGTAAAAACGGTGTAGGCATTAATCGTTCTACAGTATAATTTTTACCTTGATTATTTGTATAATGATTAGACCCGTCAAAGTCTCGTTCTCTAATATGCACTTTACCAATATATGTTTGGTCAGCTAATCGGTCTCTGTCTACGTCTAAACTACTAACATATACTGCAATTTTTGGAACAGAATTAATTTTGTTTTCAGAATTTTGAGTAATAATACTAGCAACTTGCCTATCTTGATCGCCATACATTACAGGTATTCTAGTTAGTGTACCGTCGCCGCTTTTAACCACAAAGTTACTAAACACACGAATAGTCTGTGTAATATACTTTCTAATTTGACCGTCATAAAAATGAAGCATTATACATCCGCCTGTGGTTTATATTTTAATGCAGAAGATATTGGTTGACGCTCTTGAACAACTTCTCCGGCAATAGTATTTGTATTCGTATTATTAATGAAACTAGTTTTAAGAGTTTGTCTTGTATCATTATTAGTCATAGTCATTCGTACACTATCTTCTACTTTGACCCAACGGGTACTATCAAATTTAAATAGTCTACTAGGCATAAAATCAGTTCTTAAATAAAAATCATTTTGAACAGGACTTTCAGGAAATTGTATCCCGTGACCGAACGCATAACCATTTACTGGATAACCGTCACCTAGTAAATAACCGCTATACCCGCTACGAACAGGGACCGAATCAACGCTATCAGTTGTAGATACAGTAGCGGCATTTATTTGTGAAGTATCAGCTGTTTGCAGTAAAGTTCGTCCAGTTTCGTCAACAGCTAGTGTATAAAATTGTCTAGTTTCGTATCCGCTAGCAGGCGCATCAATCTCTGCTTGAGCAACAAGTTTATCATTAATTGCTAGTTCTTTATTATGAGTGCTGAGTAATTCTCTTAAAGTTAAATTACTATCATCACTAGCTGGTTTATCAAGAATATCTGCAAATTGTTGGTTGTCTGTAATTTTCTTTAATTTTAATCTGTATAAGTGCGGGTACCATGTAGCACTAAAACCCTCACTAGCACGACCTACATCTTCAATAGAATAATATCTAGGCAAACTAAGATCGTAATCGTTAAGAGCAAATTCATCACGCAGATGCGGCAACTCCATAACATCACCTACTATAGGTTTACGACCAATGTACTTGATAAAATCATTAATATGTACAGTCATAAAAAGTGTATCGTTATCTAAAAATAAACCAAATTGACTTAAATTAAAATCAATATTTGCAACATTATAAACTCCCCGTAATCTATAAATTTCTTGATCGTATTTGCGATCACGGTTTTCAAGAAATAATAAATCTTGTATGTTTGCTACATTATGGTCTGTTATTACCGGCTGATCAGCAGTACCGCTAGTGCGGCCCATCTCAGCATCAGTTTTAGGTCCTAGATATTTGTGCAAATATACATCTGTACCCCCAACTTGAAACATTTCGCTGGCTTGGCGGTCTATGAAACGGTAATCCGCACCTTTTTCCGGTTTATATAGAGAGAGTCTTGGCATATGATATTTATCGCCGCATAAATATGAGTGGAGGACATCTAATGGAAGAACAAGCATCAACAACACAATCGACGTCAGTTATCGAACGCAATAAAGTGTTTGAATATGTAAGATTAATGCTAGGCGATGGCATGGTAGATGTGGAATTAGACCCTCAACACTACGAAATGGCACTAAACCGTGCTCTATCAAGATTTCGTCAACGTAGCTCAAATTCTGTAGAAGAGAGCTATAGTTTTATTGAACTTATTCAAGACGTTAACGAATATCGATTACCTGATGAAATTATTAATGTTCAAAGCGTATTTCGTAGAGCAATAGGATCAAGAACGGGTATGGGTGCAGGTGGAACATTGTTCGAACCATTCAACTTGGCGTACACAAACACGTATATGATGAGCGGAAGTATGATGGGCGGACTTGCAACATACGAATTATTTTCAGGGTATCAAAAACTAGTAGGACGTATGTTTGGTAGTTATATCGAATTTCAATGGAAACCTACCAGCCACATTTTAAATATTTTACAGCGTCCGTTTGCCCAGGGTGAACAAATTTTAATTAAAAGTCAAAATTTTAGACCCGACTGGGTTTTATTACAAGACATATACGCAAGACATTGGTTAGAAAACTATACACTTGCTCTATGTAGAATGATGCTTGGCGAAGCACGTAGTAAATTTGCCAGCATAACAGGTCCAGGATCTGGCGGCATCACATTAAATGGTACAGCACTATTATCTGCAGCCAAAGAAGAGATGACAAATTTAGACAAAGAATTGGAAAATTATGTACCGGGCGGAACTCCAATGACTTTTGTAATTGGTTAAAAATATATTGACCTTGTAACAAAACTGTTATATAATAGCATATCGTTAGGAGATGCTATGATTATAGGCGTGTGCGGTTTTATTGGTTCTGGAAAAGATACTATTGCTGATTACCTAGTTAACTTTCACGGGTTTAGACGAGAATCGTTTGCCAATAGTCTTAAAGACGCAGTAGCGCAAGTGTTTGGTTGGGACCGCACTATGTTAGAAGGTCGTACAAAACAAGCTCGCGAATGGCGTGAACAAGTTGATCCATGGTGGTCAGAACGTTTAGAAATGCCCGACCTTACTCCTCGTTTAATGCTACAACTTTGGGGAACAGAAGTGTGTCGTAGAGGTTTCCACGATGACATCTGGATCGCCAGCTTGGAAAATAAACTTCGCACAAGCAAAGACGACATTGTTATTTCAGATTGTCGTTTTCCTAATGAAATTAAATCAATAAAAAATGCAGGCGGAATTGTTGTACGTGTTGTTCGCGGCGATGAACCTGAATGGTACGATGCCGCAGTGGGCGCAAATCGAGGACCCGATGGAAATTCTAACTGGGCACTGAGCAAACGAAAATTAGA